AGAGGAATGCGTAGAAAGCGCCCATCGTGCCAGTCGAGGACTCAAACAGCAGCGTGATGTACTGCATGCCAATCGTGTCAATGACCACGCTAGCCGGCGGCGTACCAGCGGCGGCAGAAGTACCAGGGCTGTACACGTTGACAGTCGGGACGCCAGTCGCCACGGTCGCGCCGTGGAAGAAGTATTGAGTCGTGCCGTTCACCGACAGGCTAGGAATGCTGAGGGCCGTGCCGTTGTACGCGCAAGCAACCTCAGCGAGCAGCGTCGGGACGTAGATCGGGGTGCCGTTCGTCTGCACATAGGTGCTCCACCCAATGACGCGCATGCCAGGGGTAGTGGCGTTGTTCGCGCTGTGGAACGGGACCAAGCGCAGCAGGCTCGGCTTGTCGCCAAGATTCGCCGGGACAAGGAAACCCTGCGTGGTGTTGGCCGGCGCCGTGGCCGTCGGGACCGCAGCGTCGTAAGTTCCGCTAGAAGCGGTGATAAGACCGCTAGTCAGGTAGTTGGGCTTGTCAGTTGCGATAACGATGTCGGTAGGCATGTTGGTCCTCAGTTCAACAGTTTACCTAGTGCGGACACGGCGAACGACGCAATCGCCCCAATAGCCGCGCTCCACCCCATGACGTACCCACGGGTGTGCTCAAGCGCCCTAATGCGCTGGTCGTGGTCCTTCAGCTCCTCGCTCTGCCTGGCGTGCTGGGCGAGCAGGCTGTCAACCTTGCCCTCAAGGCGACCGATTGCGAGGAACAGTTCGTCGTGGTGGGGCTGGCTCACAGTAATGTTTCAATCTTCTGCAATGTAGAAGGTAGAAAAGATGAAGTCGCTCACATTCGTGAACTGCGCATTCGTCGTGTTGTTTGATCCGCTATACACGGGAGCGAAACTAGCAGTTCCAAGAGTCACAATACCGCCAGTCAATGAGGCCGAAAATTGGTAATAGTAACCAATCGCAACATTCGCGACCGGGTTACTAGATGAGGAAGTAATCGGAAGACTTACGGCGGCTACTCCTGAAGAACTTCCTTTGCTAGTAAGTGTTACTCGTCCCCACGCAAAAACATTCCTTCCGATCTTTACATATCGACCAGTTGTGTTTGTGGCGTCGTAGGTGATACCAACTGATGCCCCGCCAAATGAGACAGTTGGTGTCCATGTCCCTTCTTTGTAATCGTCCAAAGTGTTGACGTTGGCAGATGGGACTTGTGTAGACGGAAACTGCACCGCATTTACGATTGCACTCGTGGCCGTAGCAGTTCCGGTTGCAACGATTGTCCCGCCGACAGACAAATTGCCAGAAGACAAATTGCCAGTAGTTGACAACACCGACCCGATTCTGTTGATCGTGTTGACCGTGCCAGTCACAATGGTCACCGTGGCATCGCTGTAGAACGATCCCGTCACCGTTCCGGTGATCTTGTACGAGCCGCCTGGGACAAACACGTTGCGTGTTCCAGCAGCCGTCACAGCGTTGTTGAATGCCGCTGTGTCATCCGCCACCCCATCCCCCACCGCCCCGAAGTCCTTCACGCTCACGACATCACGGAGTTTGTCCAACACCGTGCGCTGCGACGCGCCCGAGCCGGCGGCGAGGAACGTGACCTGTTCAGAGGTTGGTTTGGTCATGGGCATGGTTGATTACGGATGCGCGATGTATCGCATCCATCCTTGAATTGATGCAGTTGTCTTGTTGATCGTAAATCCATCATCGTCATACGACGTGAACGTAGCAACCAATTCGTCAACCCCGGTCGTACTCATCAATGACACTGCGCGGTTTCCGACAGTTGTTCCATAAGCGTTTGTTCCATCTGCCGAAATCGAGTGACATCGCGCAACACCACTTGAATTGATGACGGACGTACTTTGCTTGATGGCAACAGTCGGACATGTCACGGTCAGTTCCAGCCATTGTGGCTTGAAACCAACTCCCGTGATTGCCACCGATCCGGTCGCAGCCGTCAACAACACCTCGCCAATCACCGGATTCACGTCCGGCGATCCAATGTTGTTTCTGCGAACGCAATTCGCTCCAAACTTGCCTGCTGCAATGTAAATCGCCCGACCGGATGACCAGGCCGTTCCCTCAAGCATGTTGTCCGAGATATTGACGTTTGTAATCGCTGCGCCAATATTTCCAACCGTGATGCCGGCGAATGCCTGATTGGTGGCATCTCGAAAGTTGTTGCCAACGATTTGCAAGAACCTCGGCTGATCTGGTGACGCCACGGTCGTAATAACACTGATACCGCTGGCCGTTGGGAACGAAGTCATATCGCGCCCAGGATTCACCAAGACATTTCCGCAGATTGCAATGTTTTCGTTGTCGGTGGTACTAACGCAATCAGCTGCTGTGTCAGTAATCAAATTGCCAGAGACCACGACAACATTTGCGCCGATTTCAATTCCAGACCCGGAAATGTTTTTCTTGACGGTTCCAGAAATCACATTCCCGGTAATTGTGTGATAGGCAACTGTATCGTTTGAAAAAATTGCCGATTCTTTGTTGCTGATGAGTGAGTTGTCGGCGACAACCACCCGCATTGCATTCATGTAAATCGCAGACCATTCGTTGTCATGTATGGAATTGGCACTGACACGCACGTCATAAGTTTTTGATGTCGAGTTAGGACCAAGCCAAATCGCCGGTCCGCCTTCCACGGTAACAACGGGGTTACCGCAACCAGTGAACTCATTTTCTTCAATCACCACATCACGGCATCCGCCGAACCCCAGCCCGATGTATCCGACATTTCCAATCTTGCAACGACGCACCCATACTCGTCGAGCTTTGACAAAGGCTATAAGGTCCGAACTACGACCAGTAAGCGCATTACCATCGAATGCGATACCCTCAATTGTCATGTCGGTGTCGTAATACGTATCAAGACTGCCACTGATGACTGTATTTAGCAGCAGTGGATTGTTTGTCGGCAACGTGGACTTCGCCTTGATTGTCGTTGCGCTCGTCCCAGAGCCAAACAATGTCGTTCCGGTACGAATGCGAAGCATCGTGCAGAGATAAGTGCCTGGCGGAACAAACACAGCCTTGTTCTGTCCTGCATTGAGTGCCGCTTGAATCGCCGCCGTGTCATCAGCAACACCGTCCCCAACCGCCCCAAAGTCCTTGACGCTAATAACCTCGCCGAACTTGCTCGCGGCGCTGCGGGCGACCGCGCTGCTGCCAATCGGCGTGTAGGTCACGAGGTCCGCGCTCGTCGCGCCGATGCTGCTCGTCAGGAAGTTGACGAACTCGATGTTGTCGGTCCCGGCAACTGGGGCCGCAGAAAACGTCAGCGTCGTGCCGGCAATCGTGTACGTGCTGCGCTGCTGGTACACGCCGCCGATGTAGACCTGGGCGCTGTTGCCGAGCGCACCGGGGTCCGAGGCAAGCGTGAACACCGTCTGAGATCCCGTGCCGCTGAACACCTGGCGCGTGATCGTTGCGGGCGCGCCGCTCGACCCTGCCGCCACAACGGTCGGCTCGCCGTTCGCGTCGAACGACAGGAACGAGTTAGCGCGGGCAGCCGCCGTCGGCAGCTCCATGTTGAGACCCGTGCCGTCCGAAATCGGGATCTTCAGCGTTCGGTCGCCGATGTCGCTGATCTGCTGGATCTGGATGGTCGCACGGTCAAGGCTGTCCGTAATGACCTCGGGGTAGAACCCGCCCTGATTCGTCAGGTCGGTCGGCTGCAGGTTGGCAATGTCCGAGGTGATCGTCAGCGTGAACCCGCTTGCCAACGCTCCGGCCAGCAGCGTGATGCTGCCGCCGGGGTTGCTGTTCTGGTCGCCGTTCAGGGTGACGCTGTAGTCCGAGTTCAGGACAAGAGTTGTTTCCACGCCCGTGCTGCTTGCCAACCGGATAACGTCCAAGTCCGTAGCGGTGAAGACTTTGAACGCGAACGGAAAGACAGAGGCAGTTCCGTTCCCGATGAACGGTCCCGCAACTCTAACAGTGCTGCTAATCGTCATCGCTTGCTCTCCGGCGTGGCAGTTCCCGTAATCGTGCCACGGATCATATCGTAGGTGCTAGTGGGTTCGACCTCGCCGCGCTGAACATCAACGAGATACCCGGCGGGGCGACCGAGCACGCTGAACGGAATCCCGGTCGCCAGGCTCAAGAGCGTCAGCACGTCGCGGACGTTCTTGCCCGTCACGTCCTTCTCCTCGTCAACCACGGCGATTGCCGCCTTGCCGACGCCAACCGTCGCCGCCTCAAGCGAGGCGACCGATGGGCTAGTGGTCATGCGGTCGTTGTACGGCTTGTCATCGAACGCCGTCGTGGCAAGCGTGTAGGCCGTCGTGCCGAACGGCACGAACGCCACGCCCTGACGGATCTGGCTGCCGAAGAACCAGTCCATGAACGTGTCCAGATAGCCGTCCTCGTCTTCGTCTTCCCACCCACCGCCGAGCGTGCGGACGATGGCGTCGGCGACCACCGCTGGCAGCATGAAGCCCATCATGTAGATATAAACGAGCTTGCCCTTGTTGCCACGGAACCCCATGTCGCGCATGACCTTGACATACTCCGTCGAGTTTAGGTTGGCGAGCATGTTGAAGTAGCCCGCAAACTGCGTCAGGGTGCGGAAGAACGGGGTGCCAGACTCAAACGCCGACACGTCGCTTGGGCGCACGCTGCCCTGTGTCAACCGCACTGCGGCGTCGCCGGCGGCGATGGCTTCACGCTGCGCCTCCTCTGCAGTCATCGTCGTGTCGGCTGTTGACAACGACTGGTTGTAGGCGCCCACCCAGGTAACCACGTCAACCATGTTCTGGAAGGCTTGCTGCAGGAAGTACCCGTGTCGGTCCGTCCATGCCTGTGCTTTGTCGAATCGGCTGGGGTTCAGCAACACCTCGTTGATCTGCTCCTGCATCTCAAACGACTGACCCTTCAGGCGGTCCTCCATGAAGGGCGACAGGGCAGCGACGCTGTTGGCAGTCCGCTGCGGCGAGCCGACGTACTCGGTCAGCGCCGACGTGAGGTAGCGCGGCTGCACCTTGAGTCCAGCCGGGAACAAACCCGTGAACTGCTGCAGGGCGTTGCGCAGGTTGGCGAACATGATTGACATGCCCGTCCTCGTGCGCACGCCGCGCCAGAAGGCGTCAACCGCCTTGTACTTGCCAGGCTGCGACACGAGTTGACGAGCAGTTCTGTTCAGCCACGGGATCAGCAGTTCCTGCTTGACGGTTGGGTCAACGCGGTCAAGCCGAGCCGCGAACTCACGCGATCGCAGGATGCGCAGCGCCTGCGTGATGGCCGGCTGAATCATGGAGAACCGCAGCGCCGAGTCGATGTGCGCGCCGATGACACGCACGTCGAGTGACAGAGCCTTGTTGTAACCCGCCATGCGGGCCTTGGTAAACCCGCGCCCGGTGCTAGGCAGCGAGTTCCGCCAGTCAGACTCAAGTTCCTCCTCGCCGGCACGCTGCGCGGCGTCGGCCACCATGAACTTGTCGGTTGCCGCCGGCACGTACCCGCCGCGATAGGTGCCGAACGGCGTGACCACCTCGCTTGCCGGGATCTCCGTGAAGTAGAACCCGTACAGCTCGTAGTGCGCCTTCTGGGCGATGGGCTTGATCTCCTCGTTGAGATCCCACACCGCCTGCAGGAAGTCGTAATCGGCCTTCGTCAGAATGCCTTCGTCCTGCATCCGCTTGACGAACGCCTTGAACTGCGTGTCATCGAGGTTGCCAAACTCGTCCTCCTGACCCCAACCGCGACCGAGCAGCAACTTGCGGTAGTTGCTCTCGTTACCCGTGTGGAGCAGGGCGCCGAGCAGTTCCGCCTTGCCAATGCCGGCGTTGCCAGCACCGAACGTGTAATCCAGTTCCGGCGCCGAGATGGTTCCTTCCGGCATCTGCAGGTTGACCACCAAGTCACGGAACAGCTTCATGTATTTGTTGCGGCTAGCCGTGAACTTGTCAACCGCATCGAGCACAGGGCGCACCAGGTAGTTCGTGAACGGGCGCACGGTTGATACGCCATCCATACCGTCCGCCCACGACTCGACGCGGCGCATGGTTGAGCGCAACGTCATCAGGTGACGGGCAGCACGGTCGCGGAACGTCGGCGCACGCTTCTCGCCCGGAACGACCTTCGGGACGCCGATCTCCTCAAGCCGTTTGTCGAGTTCGCCAACGACCTCATCAAGCGCCATCGTCCGGTCGGCCAACTTGACTTGCTTGTCCTTGCGGGCCTGAATCCAAAGCCCGTCAACCGTGTCGCGCAGCACACGGAACTCGTCAACCGTCAGGTCGCGGTAGTCCTGCGGACCACGGGTTGCCCGCAGGATCAGCGGCTCCAACTGCGCGTAGGCAGCGGGGTTATATGCCTTCAACTGATCGACGTACTCGGCAGGCGACTTGTCGCGCTTGCCGAACCCGTACCAGCCGAGGATGGCGCGGGCCGCCGACACCATCTCCATGTTGCGAGTCTTCCCGATCTTCTCGTCCGAGCCGAAGAACCGTTTGAACGCCGACCTAGCGCGGTCGATCTCGGCACGGGCCTCAAGAGCCTGACGGGCCAGCATGTTCTGCAACAGCTGCTGGCGCTTCGCCCGCATCATCACCTCAGCCGGCGACTTGCCACCGTACTTCTTGTCAAACTCGGCACGGCGCTCACGGGCCTTCTCAACCGCCGCAACGCCCGCCGACAGCGACTCAGCCGTAGCCTCGTCAACCGTCCTGCCGGCGGCGATAGCCTCGTTGTAGGCCCGCGTAGCAGCCGTCTGGCCGGCCTGATCGGGCGACTGAGGCTCGGAGTAGGCCGAGGTCGCTAGACGGGCAGCACGGGCCTCTGCGGCGGCGTATTCGCGTGGCGAGAGGGTGCGGATGGTCTGCCGCCCAATGATCTCCCCTGCGACCTGGCTAGCCGCCTCCATGATGACGCTGACGGGCTGCTGCAGCTTGGCGGCCCACCGCTGCTCAACAGCGATCAGGCGGGCGCGTGCCTCGTTGTGGATGGCACGGTCCACCGCCAACGAGCGGGCAGCCGGGTCGGCAAGTTCACTGAACTCTGAAAGCATCCGCTGGTCGGTGCGTTCGGCGACCGCATCAGCGAACGGCTTGGCCGTTGACAGGGCGGTGACGAGTTCGGCACCGTTGGCGTACCCGTATAGCGGCGCGATCAGGTCGGGGTGCAGACCGTCCTCGTTGACCATGCCGTATCGGCCACGGCCAAGGGTGGCGACATCGAAGCCAGGCGGCATGACAGCCTGCACGCCAGCTACCGACAACTTGAATTGCCCCGTCGCCGGCTTGGTCGTTCCATCGACATCAACCACCTTGCCGCGCTTCAGGAACTCCATTGCACGGTAGACGGGCAGGATGCGCAGATCCTCGGTGACCTCGTCCTTGATCTCCTTGCGCTTGTCATCGTGCTGACGCTGCAGCTCGCGCAACTTGCGGCCACGAGCACGCGACATCCACGCCATCTCCTTGAGGGTGGCTGTGGTCAGTTCAGCAACCGCACGCTCGGTGGCCTGCTCCTGCAGTTCCTGATACGCAGCCCACGTGGCATCGTCCATACCGGACTGTTCCTGCGTCTGGAACTGTGGCTTCATCTCGCGGATGGCCTGCGCACGGGCAATCTGGTCCTCGGTCGCCAGCATGCGGTCCATGACCTGGCGCACCTCGCCCGTCAAGATCGGAAGATCCTTGCCGAACTCGGCCTTGTACACGTCGTTGATCTTCGTAATGAGACCCTGATACACCTGCTTGAGCCAACGTGCGAACTGGTCAAACAGACCCTGCATCTCGACGCTCGGCGCCTTGCCTTCAAACAGGTAGGTCTCAAACGAGTACGCAAACTGCTCGTGGTACTGACGCTGTTGGTCAAGCGACATCGCGTTCCACGTCGCAAGATCCTTGACGCCGAACCAACGCAGCAGCGTGTTCATGTCATCGACCACCGAGGCCGGCGCGTCTGGTCGTGCCGCGACATCGCCAAGGATGGTCAAGAAGTAGTGCGCTGTCTCGTGCGCGAAGGTGCTGAAGTCAGCATCCTTGTTGAGCGTGGTCAGGAGCTTCTGCGGATCGAATCCGCCGCGGGCGAGTCCGCGGGCTGCCTGCTGATATTGACCTGATTGGGCGAGGTATTCGGCGACGAGTCGCGTGGCTTCGCGGCGGTAAGCATCAATACGCCGTCGCCCAACATCGCCCTTAGCTCCCCGTCCTTCATCTTGCGCACGAACGGTTTCGTTTGTGATTCGCGTGTCATCGAGTGACCTCCAACCAGTGTCATAAGTAAGTTCTAAAACCCGACCATCTCCGGCCACATTGGCAGCAATTGTATTTGCAAGTATAGCGCCGTCAACGCCTGGGTCCAAACTGATAATCATGGCATCTTGCACGGTGGCATGGCCTTGGATGCCAAGCGGATACAACTTTTTCTCGTACAGGTCGCCAATCTGCTCCACCGTTGTGCCTGGCTGCAACTTCAACACAATAATGTCAGCTCGTTCGGAACCTTGGAACTCCGACGCTGATAACGTGAAAACCGCCTGCTGCGATAGGGCATAGCCGACAGCCTGCGCAATCTGTCGAACAAGTGGCCCAGGCGGCATTCGCAGGGCAAAACCGACATTTGTTGCGCCTTCCCATCCACCGACCTGCATGACCATGTCAGCAGCCACACCGTACTCGCGAAGAATACGGGGCACAATGTCTTCGGCCACACGCACGCTGATAGCTTGACGCTGCAGGGGCGACAAAGCTTCCCATTGCCTTACCAACTCAGCGTCAATTGGATCTGGTGCGACCTCAAACATGACCGACGCCGCGGTCGGTTGCGTGGCAATACGCTGTGCCTGCGCGTCCGCAGCATCCTTAGAAACGCCTTCGTATCCTGCTGAAGGTTGCATGTCCGTTGGCAACGCCACCCAGGACGGCGTCGTGATCCCGCCAGCCAGCTGCATGACATTAGCGCGGGCAGCGTCCATGTCGATCTCGCCGTCCACGTATCGCTTCCATGTGGCGGCAACAGGCGCCTTAAGCCCACCCTTCATCGCGGCCTCAAACATGCCGCGAATCGCCTCCCAGGTGATCGACTGCATTTCTCGCGGCTGGATCCCACGCGCTTCCGCTGCTCGGCGATACGCCTCGTAGAACACCGCGTATCCGCCTCCCATGCCGAACATGGCATTGCCGACCCCACCGCCAAGCCCGTGCTGCACCAACTTGTCCGTGCCGGCAAGCGGCATCAAGTAGGCGGCAGCAATTGCGTGGGTATCAATGGTCGCGAAACGCGGATCTTCCGGGTTGAACAGGTTGTTGTAGAAGTTGCGGACCTTGTGCTCGCCGCCGATGAGGTAGTGGACGTTCTCGGCACGACCATCGACGTAGGCAGCGATAGCCTTCGCAACCTCGTTGTAGCTGCCGTACCGAATGCTCGCAGGCGTCCCGGCATCGGTGAGCATCGGAGAGCCGACGCCTCCCTCTGGGCTGATGACCGGATACGTGCGGTCGTTCTTGGTCTGGTCGAACCAGCGCACCATGATGGCCGCCAGGAAGAAATCCCGGTCGCGCAGCAGTTCTGAAAGCGTCCGGTTCCCGATAGAATCGATATTGCCTTGCGCTTCGGCGACCTTGTCGGCGGCAGCCTTGGCTTCCTTGGCAATGTCTGCGCGCTTGGCTTCCCAATCTGTGATTGCCTTCTTGTCACGCTTCGGTTTCGCCTCGTCGTGCTTAGCGAGCTGGCCTTCCAGCTTCGTCTGCGCCTTGCGCAGCGAGTTCAGGTAGGCATCCTGCATCTCCGCATCCATCGTCGCCGCTCCCTGCGTGGCGACAATGTCGGTAATGCGGATCCCGAGCCCGACGTTCTCGTACCAGTTCTTCTGCGGCGACAGCACGGCAAACACGGTTGCTGCACCCATCGGAGACATGCCATGCCGTTCAGCCATCCAATCAACGAGACGGCGTCCTCCGACATACCACATACGTGCGCGCTCGCGAATGGCTGGATCCATCGCGTCATGCAGCCACAACAGATTCCCTGTCATGTGCTCAATGATCTGCTCAAGCTGCTGCTGCTCTGTCGCATTCTCGTCAATGCGGATAGGGGCGTTCAGTTCCTTGAACTTCGCAAGATTTTTAGCAACGAACTTTGGGTCGCGTAGGAATGTTGGGAAGTCAGCAAGCAAAACTTCATTCAACGCATCTTCAAGAGGCTTGACTGCCGTTGGGACTCTAGTCGCCATTGCAGCCTGTTCAAACATCCGCGGGCTAGTGATGTCGAAGCGGCGCGACAGCGGGATGACATTGCCGGCCTCGTCGCGGGTGACGGGGTCGGACGATTTGACTTGTGTTGGATCGCTAATTAGGAATTGCTTTGCACCACGCTCTACTGATGGCGTAATGATTCCATCATGTGTTTCGAACAACTTCGCAATAAGAGTTTTCGAACCACCCATGCTCGGGTTCAAAAACTCCTCAAGCTCATAGGCATTCGCTCGCATTGGGTCACCGAGAGCGCTAACCCAACTAGCACGTGATGTCTTCGCTAGGCTAGCAATTTCTTTTTGCGCATCACGAAGTCCAGACTTAGTAGTCAAATCAATCGGGTCAGCAATGCGCGCAAACAAACCTAGAACAATGGGTTTTTTACCGCTGCTTTCTGCCGTTATTTCAGCATATTCCTGCGCTAGTTCACGCGAATCAGTAGCGAATATGGCGCCTGGCCGAAAAGCTCCGAAGGTTCTGTCAGTTCCGTGAAATACACGGAGATTATATCCAGCCGCCTGCGCCGCCTCATCCACCATGCGCTGCGCCGTTTCCATGTCGCCGCGCTCCACCGCCGCCATGTAGTCGGCGTCGAGGAGGGAGCCTTGCGCTAGCGGGCGCTGCTTGCGGGTATTGACTTGCTTCGTGAATCGACGCACCTGCGCCATGCGCTCGCTGCCACCCTCCTCTGCCGCGTATCCGCCATCCGATGCGTTCATCACATACTTGCCATCAATAATGAATCCGCCATCAATGACAGTGTCAGCAATTTCTGGGAACGTATCGATCAAGTCGCCGTGCATGGTGGCGTTGACGTCGTAATACACCGTTCCGTCGTAATCCATCAAAGCAACAATTGCCGCCCCTTGCGATATGTCGCGCATTCCCGGCTTCGCAGTTGGAGGATTGTTGACATCAAACACCCCAGATTCTGGGGCTAGCGTAACTGCCTGTTCAAGCGCCTGCGCCTGCGCAGCCTGGCCCTCGCCACGGACGCGGTACGGGTAACGCTCAAACATCTGCTCGGGCGTCACGCCAACGCGGTCGGCAAGCGACGCCATCATGTTGCGGACAAACTCGGCGTTGATTTTGGCCTCTGTCGCGGGCTGGCCGGCTGCGGTCAGTTCGCCGTACATCGTGTCCTCGACACGCTGCGCGCTCTCAACAAACGCCGTGTCCTGAGCGGCCATGCGCTCGTCAATGACATCCTGCCCAGCAGCGGACATGCGCTCGCGCTCGGCGCGCACGGCTTCTAGTTGCGTCACGCTCAACGCCTCTGGCGACAGACGCATATGCGGTCGCAGCGCGTTCCCCAGGTCGGTATTGGCGAGTCGAGCTGAGAACAGTGCGGTCGGGATCGTGACGTCGCCGCCACGCTCTGACTCGGCGCGGACCTGTTCGGCGAAGCCCGGCACAATCGCGTCAACCTGGCTAGCCGTCAGGTTCAGCTGCGCAAGGACACCCTTGGCTTCCTCGGCGTCAACATAGATTGTGGCAACTGGCTTGCCTTCAACCTGCTTCTCAACGAACTCTTGGAACGCGCTTGGGTTGCGTTCGCGGACCTTGGATTCGGCAACGCGCTCCTGCAGTCCGTCAAGCCACTTCTGCTGAGCTTCGGTCTGCCGCGCACGGCGAGTGTCGTATGCGAGTCGAGCGCCAGGTCCAATGGCACCTAGCAGCACAGACCCTTGAACACCAGCAACGAACGCATCTGCAATACGGCTAGCGGCATCACTAAGGGTTGCATCGCTCTCAATCCCGTCCGACAACTTGGCAAGTTCTTCGCCAATGATGCCAACGGTGTCTTGTGATGCTTCCTCTACACCGTTCATCATCACTTCTAAGCCGTACAACTTGCCAGCCGTTGTCAAAGCCTTGCCGACTGTTGGTTGCACTAATGCCTGCGTAGCGACTTGGCGAATTGCTTTCGACATCGCCCAGTTGATGAATGGCGACAACGTCTTCTGCAAGACCTTGGTGCCAGCCAATTCGATCATGCCATTGATCCCACCGATGCCTGCTGCCCAATATGCGGCCTCATCGGGATCAACACCTTGCTCTACCAAATCGCCGTAGGCAACGCCTGCTTCCATCTTGGCAGTACTTGCGACCATGCCCGCTTTGAGTCCTACGACGAAACCACCAGCAGCACCTGCTGGTCCGCCAAATGATCCGCCGATAGCAGCTCCGCCAAGACCAAACGTTGCAATTTCAGGCGCCTGATACGCCATTTGTGCTGCAACCTGCGATGTCATATACATAACGCCGCTGCCTGCAGTTTCGCGCCGTCGCTCACGCACAAATGCAATGCGAGCATCGCGCAGTGGATCAGATCCGTAATAAATAGAACCGCTCAATGGGGAGTAACGCAACGTTCCTTCTTCGCCCGTGCGCCAACCTCCCTCCCATCCTTTGCTGATGCTGTCAATCCACGACCCAGTTTCTGCCAAGTTGTCGATGTCATCGTGGGCCTGCGCCGAGAACGCAGGATTGGCAAGTGACTCGGCCAGCGCCGGGTTCTTTTCAAGCATCCCCGTCTGCTGCAAGCGAGTAATGAGCGAGCGCCGACGCAGTTCGTCCATGTTGCGCAGCGCGATGTCTTGACCAAGACCGAACTGACCGCCGAGCTTGCTGGCTTGCGCAGCCTGGTCGGGGTTGATCGACAGCGTGCTAGCAATCGAACCGATGGCCGGCGGCTGGCCCTCTCCGCCCATGCCCTTGGCAATGGCGAGGAACGGGTTGTCTTCAGGCGTGTTCAACCCAAGTTGTTCGGGCTGCGCCATCTTCTGCGCCATCGGGATGAACGGGTTCTCCTCGGCAGACGGGATGCGAGGGGTCAGCGTGATGTCCGACAGGTTGTCTTCCTGCATTACTCAGCCTTCTTCATTCGTTCGTACTGGAGATACATCATCGCCATGTTGGCGGCGTTGACGCGCTGGTTGGTCGCCTCAAGTGCTGCACGGATCTGCTGGCGTTCCTTGTCAGGGATGCGGTTGATAATTTCAGTGTACGCCTTGCTTTGTTGCTCTGGCGTCATGGCAGCGATGACATTCTGCGCGGCATCTTGTTTTGAGAACGCACGGTCAAGAAGCAGATTGTCAATGACGGCCTGCTTCTCCTCGCGGCTCAACTTGCGACCCGTCAGCATCTGCTCGTAACTAATGGCCTGCGTCACATTGTCACGGAATAGAAGCGATGCTGACTTTTCATCCTGATCTCTAGGGAACGCCAGATCGTTCAGCCCGTTACGCACAAGCGTCGCGTTGACAAGATCAGCGTCAACACTCGCCTCCTGCATCTTGGGCGGATCGTTCAGGTCGCCAAGCAGCTTGGTGAACGTCGTGCGCGTCATGCGCCCTCGGTTCTCGTTCAGCCATTCGCGGCTGACAATGGACGGGTCACGGGCAATCTCCTCCATGACGTCTAGTTCATCTTCCTCGCGCTGGCCCTTCAGCAGTCGCTCCTGATCCTTGGGCTTGAGCGCGCCGAACACCTCGGGCGGGATTTGCGCGACCGTAGAACCTGGCGTTGCCAAATACTGCTCAATGCTCTCAATGCGCTGCCCGTACTCGTAGTCCTGCAGTTCCTTCTCCTGCTTGTACGCGCTGCGGAGATTGGCCTGCACGAGCCGTCGCGTTTCAGCGTCAGGGATCTCTGCGGCAACCTGCAGGGCTTCCGTCAGTGTGCGCGGCGGCTTGGCTTCGTCTCGCGGTAGATCAACGATGGAGTTCGCGTTGCGCGGATCAATAGCCTCGCCATTGCGGACGATGCTGTAGCCCACCGGATACAGACCATCAACCGCCTCGCCCTGCGTGCCAGCGGCGCCGACCAGTCCGCCCTTGCGCACCGTTGCACCGACCTCAAGCATGCCCCAAGTATCGACATTGCCGAGCGTGTAGCGCGTGCCGTCCGCCGTCTCGACCACGACCGTCGTATTGTCAATCGACTTGATCGTGCCGTCTGCCGGGGCGTTGATGGGGGTGCCAGGCGGAACCGACATGTCGAGCCGCTTGCCCTTGACGTCGTACCGTGCGTTTGGAACGACCTCGCCGAAGTTGGCAGTCCCGGCCTTGCTGTCGAGCAGTCCCTGCGTCTTGATGCTGATAGTCAGATCCTCGACCATCTGCTTCTTGCGGTTGGCGTCGAGCGACGCAATCATCGGGTCGGCGACGCTTGCGTCAATGCGGCCACGATCAAGCTGCTCGCGCACATACTCAAGTCCGGCCTGGTAGTCGCTGTCCATCATCAGGCGATTGACCACGCCGCGGGTGGCTAGCGTGTACACGCCGTTCTCCAGTTCACGCATCTGCGCGCTGTCCTCGGCAAACCCCATCAGCCGGCCAGCGGCACGCGCCTCATTGAGCGCGACGCCCATGTTGCTCACGAATGGACCTGACGGCAGACCGTCCTCGCCGACCTGGTTGCGCGCCTTGTAATCCTGCACCGCGAGATTGACATACTGCTGTGCGCGGATCTTCGACTCGTTGGTCGCATAGACCTTGACCTCCTGATCGCGGTGCGCGAGCGCCTGCGTCTGGAAGTTCATCATGTTGCGCGACAGCACGTTCTGGAACATGCGCCGCTGCGTCTCATTCTGCAGGCGGTCCATCGTCTCTTGGCCGGCCTGCGCGAGCGCATCCTGCGTGGCTTGGAACGATGTTTCAGCCTGCTTGCCGCTGGTCTTCAGGAAGCCGTTCTGACCGCGCAGGATGTCGTTGGCGCGCTCAAGGAACGCCACGTCGCTAGCCTTCGTTTCGGCCTCGTCGATGGCGTCCTGAATCGCCACGCCTGCGCTGTACGCCACGTTGCCTGCCTGCGTCATAGCGCGACCGAACTGCTGCACCTGTTCGGGCGTGTAGTTCTGCATCGGCTGTACGGGCGGCGCTGCGAAGTCGCCGATGTCGCCGCCGCCTGACGTGGTGACCTGTGGGACGAAGGTGGTAGGTACGGTCGGCATGGTTAGATCCTGCGCGTTGACACGCCCTCAAGCAATTCCTCAAACCGCTGATTGCGCGCCCAGTTGGCGCCGATGTCTGCTGCACTACCAAGCAGGCTGGTCGCAGCGCCGAACCCAGGCATGATCGTGCCGGCGGTCGCGCTCAAGTTGCTTGCCGTCAGGCTCTGCATCGTGGCCTGCGTGCCGAGGTTGAACGCCTGCAGACGGGCAGCCTCCTGCGCCCTGACCGTGCTCGCGTTGATGTTCAGGCGGTCAATCTCCTTGACGATGTCCATGCTGGCGATGATGTCGCGGGCCGTACCCTGCCCGAGCGCGATGCCACGGCCAGCCATAGCCGTGCGTGCGCCTGCACGTGCCTGTCCCGCCGCCATCGTGTAACGGCCAGACTGCAACTGGCCCTGCCGGCCAACCTCGCCTGCCGTGAACTCGGCAGCGCGGCGGTTGATGCGCGACATCTCAGCCTGGAATGCGGCGTTCTGCGCCTGCATCTTGAGCTGGTTCTGCTGCGACCGCATGTTGTAGTAGGTTCCGATGGCGCTGGTCGCCGCCCCGAACACCGATGCGATCTGCCCGCCGATGGTCAGACCTTCGGCAAGTTGACTGCCAAACGTAAAGCGTTCTCCAACAGTCGGCACGTCACCTGGCGTCAGCATGGTCAGCGGGCCGTCGTAGGGGCGTTGCAGCAGGAATGGGATGTTGTATTCCGCCATTGTCAGTCTCCGAGTACGACCTCAAGCGTAAGTCCAACCACCGACAGGGGTAGCGGGTCGGCCTGACGCAGATACACCTGTCCGCCAGCGCGCCACGCGGGCTTGAGATCAACGTCGATCTCGTCGCTCTTGAGGCTCGGCGGCGTGCCGTAAGGTTCCGTCGTGCGCTGCTTGGCCTCCACGAGTCGATCAGCCGTAGGCCCGATGAAGATGCCGCTTGACTTGAACACGCGGATATACGCCTTGTTGACGTTCTTGTACCGACCCTGTCCATAGCCGTCTAGGCTCATCACCGCCGGCAGGGTCTGTAGATCGCTCTCGTAGGGCAGGCCGACGTGGATGACCACCGCAGCCCGGTCGATAGTCACGGAGCCGCTAGAGACCGTCCGCTGCGGCTGTACGGCACCGTCAGCGAGGATGCTGACCGTCTTGCCCTCAAGGTGACTCAGGCCGCTCACCGTGTCACGAGCAAAGCCCCAGACCGTTGTAGCCGTGTTGCGCAGGGCGACAGGCAGCGTGACGTCCACGCGGGCCGTTGCCACCGTCGTGCTGCTCGTGCCGATGATGCGCAGGCGGTACTTGTTGCCAGCCGCGTCCGTCAACACGATGGCGTCATTGATGTCCGTAGGCGGCGTGCTCGTGGACGGGAATTGGAAGATGGCGCTGCTCGCCGTGATAGTCAGAACGTCAGACGGCCCCCAAGTCGTGCCGCCGCTGACAGTTACGGTCGTGGCCGTGGCGTTGTTGCCGTCATACGTCAGGCCGCAGTCCACGAAGAAACTTTCCTCAAGCGTCGTGATCTGGCGCGACGCCATGCGCTCAACGTAACGCTTTGTAACGCCGCCAATTGTGCGCTTGACGATGACGTAGACACGGTCCTCGCTGCCCTCAGCTACCGCGGTCGTTGACTCAAACAGGCCATCCGTGTCGTGTTGGTGCCATGCGCCGATCTGCTGCTCGGGCATGTACGTCAGGCCAAGCAGGTTGCCGTTACTGCTCACGAACCACAGGATCGGCTGCGGCGCCTTGCTGTAGCACATGTCCGTGATGTCGAGGTCATCGAACAGGTGGGCCGCACGAATGGACAGGTCGCCCGTCACGAACCCGCTCGCCTGCCAGGAATAGCCGAGTTCGCGCACGTGTCCACCACGGGCAGCGCAATACACCACCGTGTTGTTGACGATCTCGGGCTGCACATCGTTGGCGCCGATGTATGACTGTGGGCGCACGCTAATCGTGGACGGGGTCAGCACGTCGCTGTTGACAGGGCTGACCCGCCATTCCGCCGCGCTCGTCAACAGCAAGAGCTGCGTCAGCGGCACGATGTGGTTGATGGTGTTCGCCTCGCGGGCAGCCACGCGGATGTTGATTCGGTCGCTGTCCTTGCTCGGCAGCGTGTAGGACAGATCGCTTTCCGTACCGCTGCGCGTCATCCACATCGTCTGCGGCGCGTTGTTCGTGCCGGCAAAGATGCGGCGCTGCTCAAAGTAGGACACCGCTCGTGGGTAGTTCCCGGCGCCCACGAACGGCGTCTCCACGATGGGCGGGGTGATGCCCATGTCTGGCGCGATGTTGTCATCGTCAAACGACGTGCTGGCCGTCTGGCCGATGTAGCCATACAGACCGCTCTGTCGCTTGTAGATGTTGTAGCGCAGCGCACCTGACACCGCGCTCCAGCTGATCGTGTTTTTGGCGCCGATGGCGTTCAGATTGTTGATGACGTTGCCGCTCGGGCTAGCCGCGCTTTCGTCCACCGCGTTCTGCGCGATGGCTGTCACGACGTAGTAATTATCAAAGTCGAGGCTCTTGTCGCCGAACTGCACGAATCCGCCACTAGACCATGCCGTGTAGGTCGTCGTATTGACAGGCACCCCGGTGTCGTAAGCCTTGACCGAAAGCGTATTTGCTGCTGGCACGCTGTTCACGAGGTAGAACCCGGCCAACTGCGTCATCGTGCCGCCGTTGACATAGATGCTGTCACCGACGGCAAACCCGTGGTTGCCGACCGTCGTTATGACGCCGGGGTTGGCCTGCGTGATACCCGTGATGTTCAGCGCGTCGCCTCGGCTCGCCGTCACGGTCGGGGCGCCAGGCACCGCAACAGGAGCAACAAACGAAATAGTCGAAAGCGTCCACGTGGTCGCTCCGAGCCGTCGAAGTTCGCGTGGAGCGTAGTTCGGGTGAACGAGCGTCAGAACGTCTGCCGACTGCACGTAGTGAATGGTCGGGATGTCCGCCTCAAGGTACGGCGTCGGGATCTCGTACGCCGACGATGGCAGCGGATACCAATACGTGGCGTTCGGCGGCGCGTTGCCAGTCGTGGGCGCAATGCAGTAGTAGTTCGTGCCGCCGCTCGACACAAGGTCGCCAATGACATACGCGGTCGCTCCGTTGTACGCCGCCGGGCTGCCCGCCTGCAGCGTCGCGCCCTGCGTGTGGAAACGAATGTAACGGTCACCAACCTCAAGCACCATCGTCTGCGTGGTGCTGTAGGTGAACGGGATCAGACGAGCACGCTTGGTGCTGTCCTTGGTCTCGGCCACAAACTGCGTACCAGGTCGGTTCTCCGCCGGGCCTTGCGGCGTGGCGATGAAGTTCCGCATCTTGGCCGCGCCAGTCTGGAACTTGACATCGTCGATGCGGCCAAACATTTCCGGTGACAACTCGCCGCCTGCGAACGAGCGACTGTAGACGCGGGTGCTTGGCATAGGTCAGCGTCCTGCGATCCAGCTAGTGATGTGTTCCGGCTTGATGTTGCGTTGATTGGCGTCGCTCATGCGGGCTTGCTGCAGGTAGCCGACCATCATCTGCGTCTGTCGCTTGCCCTCGGCTGCGCCCTGATCGCCCTTGATGACCGGGCCCGCCAGCATTGCGGCAAGGTGGTGCGACAGCGCCATGACGAACAGCGGGTCGAACTTGGTTGGGTCGGTGATGAGCGCCTGGTAGCGCAGCAGTGCGTTCTGCTGGTCGGTGTACAGCACCTTGTTGCCGTTCGTGTCGGTCTCGATGCTGTAGGGCTGCGGCACATAGCGCCCCGCTGCCACGAGCGGTGCGTAGTTATGCAGGAAGTCGGGGTTGTCACTCGGCGTGAACTTGGCCGAGTAGTCGTTCTCGGCGTCATGCGGCAGCACGCTCACGGCAACCATCATGTCGCCAGGCACTGCATACGCATACTTCCACATGGTGTACGGCATCGTCACCGACGCGAGCAATGCGCGCCGGCTAGCGAAGTTCCAGTTGTGCATCTGGAGCAGGCTGTCACGCGCAATGGGGTAAAACCGTGCGCAGTGCTCCGCCTGTGCAGACCCTTCCGGCGGGTCAATGCTGGCGATGCTTGCGTCATCGCCGAGGTGCGCGAGGGCTAGATTGCAAATCTCTACGACGCTTGCCAAGGCGACCTCCTAGTCATAGAGGGGCGCCGGGTTGTGAGTCCGACGCCCCTCTGTTTCATCTAGCTGACATCAATCGTCGCTCTGGAGTTCCCGAGCCGGGCGACCACGGCGGCGGACCACCGGGGCAACTTCGGGTTCGGGTTCTTCCTGCACAGCCGGCTTGTCGATGTACTCAAGGTTGCCGTTGTGAGGACCGTTGTACTCAAAGACTTCGCCCTCCTTGCGGAGACCGTTGTCAACGAAGCAAACGACCTTTGCGCGAACTCGTGCCATGTCAGTTCCTCATCACTGGACGCTGAAGCCGCTGGCGTAGAACTTCTTGCCGTCCTGAATGTCGAGGACGATCTGCGCCAGAATCGAACCCTGCGTCGGGTTCGTTCCGCTGACAGTGTACGAGGCGCCAAGGTAACGCTCGCCGAGGCTAGCGATCTGCGCGGGCAGGCGAACAACATACTGCTTGCCAGCGGTCAGGTTGGCGAGAGCAACGGCACCCGTGCTAGCGATGACCGTACCGCTCGACAGAGCGGCGTTGTCATCAGTAATCACGTTCATGGTCAGCGAGGTGAGGGTGTTGAACGCCTCAACCACGGTGAAAACCATGTAGAGGTTTTCGCCTTCGCCGATGTCACGAGCGGTGCCGAGATCAATGGTGTTGGTGCTCACAGCGGTAGCGGTGATGGCCTGGCCACTGATGGCGGTGCCGGGGTTGTTAGCCCCGGAGACGGTCAGGAGAACGTCGGTAATCATGTTGGAGTTTCCTTTCTGTCGTTCCTATCAGGACACGACGGCTTCGGTGTTGACGATGGAGTCCACGCGACGGAGCGGGACGCCCTGGAACGACAGGTAGCTCGACGGGGTGCCGAACTGCGACAGACCTTCGTTGACCTTGAGCACGTACTGGCTCTTGTCAAGGGCAGCGATGGCGAGACCCGAGTGAACGGTGCGGTTCATGTAGAACGCCGCACGACCCATCGACATGTTGGGGATGCGGTACAGGGCGCGGCTCATCAGCTTGATGAGAGCGGTAGCAGCCGAAGCAGCCTGCGTGGTGGTCTGCGCCATCAGGTCATCGGTGTCGATGTTGGCGATACGCACGACGTAGCGCCAGTCCTTGACAACCAGACCGTTCTTCCACTGGTAGCGGGTGGCATACGCCTGAAGACGGCTGCCATCGCTGTTGTAGACGGTCTGTTCGCCGAGGTCTTCGTGCATGAGGCCCGCGCTGCTGCCCTTGGGGAACGGGCAGTAAACGGTGTTGTCGCCCCACACCACGAGGTACACCGAGGTGTTGCTGGTGGCATCGGAGCCGCCGGCGCTGATGATGTTCTGCGCGTTGTTCGGCGAGCCAGCACCGATGTCCGAGTAGCGCGGCGCGAGGCCGAGGAACTGCTTCGGGTCGGTGGCGGGGTTGCCGTAGAACAGCGTGGTCGCCATCGTCTGGTTCATGGCCTCAAGGAAGGCCACGTCTTCGGACAGACGGAACTGAGCGGTGTTGCCGTTCAGCATCGCCAGATCCTTGTCCACTTCGCTGCGAGCTTCCAGCATGCCGCAGGCTTCATCAACCTGAGCCGTGGTGCTCTTGCTGTTGGGAATGCCCTGGTTCAGCGCACGCCAGTAGACGGTGGGCAGACCAGTGCGGATCACGACGCGGTCGCCAGTGGGCAGGTTGCCCTCCTTGAAGACGCAGTCCTCAAGGATTTCGTTCGACTGCGAGAGGAGTTCAGCGATGACCGGAACGCGGCCATCCGGATCGGTGCGCTTCGCCCAGTCGGCGAGCGTCAGATTCGACGTAGAGAGAGTTGCCATGTGTCAGATTCCTTGTGTAAGGGGTTACGAGTAGAGAGCATTCGCCGCGTCATCGAACGTCATCGGACCACGTGCCTTGGCGGTGGTCGCGCTGCCGCCGACGAAACGGTCTTCACTAATTGCCTTGCCTGCGCGGAAGAACAACCGGATCACTTCCGGGTGGTTGCCCAGGCCCGACGTGTTGAGCAGGTCGCGGAGTTCGGGGGTACCGAACGCATCCAGCGCCTTCTTCGCAACGGACAGGTTTTCGGCGAGTGCTTGACCGCCGAACTCCTTGTCGCTCGTGGCCGCCTTCGTCCACTCGTTGCGAACAGCCTGGATCTGGGCTTCCTGCCGCTGGGCCATCTGTGGACCCATGCGGTCGAGTAGCTTCTGCGCGGCTTCTTGGCTCAGTCCGAGTTCCCTCGCCACTTCCGAGTACGCCGTGATGGTCTCGCTGTCGAACTCACGTCCTTCAGGAGCCTTGAACTCGTACTTCTCAGGCACGACGGGCTTGGCCTCGGCGGTTGCCTTGGCTTCGGCCTGTGGTGCCTGTTCGGTGGCAGGCGCCTCGCTGCCCTTGGCGGCCTCGCCGACAGGTGCAGTCTGAGCTTCAGGAGCCTTCTGCCCATTCCCGTAGAGAACCTCCGCCACGTTGACGGGGGCTGCGGGAGTCGCGGATGCTGACGAGCTGTCAGGGGTCGTTGCGCTCGCCGTCATCGTTGGTTCGTTCATGCGTTAGTTCCTTCATCATCACCGGATACAACTCCGGGCATTGAGTGTGAATAATACCGAGAATCTGCAGTCCGTAATTCCTATTCCCTTCCGCAAACGCCATTGACATGGAGTTTGTGTTGAACGAACTACGGAACACGCCGGCTCGGTCCATGAGCCGCCACACGATGCGGCGGCCTCGCTTTGATGACATCAGCCACTTGATGTCGGTTTCCTCGTTCTCACGCGCCAGGCGTTCGCGCAGTTCGCGGTCGGCCTTGGCCTTCTCTTGGCCGCGCAGGTCAAGCGGATCGTAGTTCGTCATGGGATGTAGCTGCCATCGACCTCGTTGACAGTCACGATGACGGACGGGATGTTCGGCCTCGTTGGCGATGTCAATCCGTTAGCGAAGTAGATCGACACGTCCGTGTCGGGCGTTGACCACATGATCTGCGCGTACTGGTTCTCCGTCATTGACAGGAACACATTCCACGCTGCCACAACGAAACCGTCGCCGCCGGCATGAGTCTTCGGCACGGTGATACGGGTGTTGCTGTCCGCAACATCAACCCCATCGACACGGAACCAAATGTCAACATTGGCCTCTTGGCTGTCGCCGTTGCGCAACTGGGCGCTGAACTGCACGTTGTAGATCCCCGTGCGCGTCACAAGCGCCTTGGTGTTGTCAACAACCGTAACGCCGTGCGAAATGTCGGTCGTTGCAAACTGCATCGCCGTGGCGGTGTTGATGGACGCCGTTTGCAGCACTTCGCTGTGGAACGAACCGACGAGCGGGATGCGGGCAAACAGCTGCTCGCTGCCGTCCGGGTCTTTGACACCGACGATGTCGCCAGTCGCTTGGTCGTACAGCCACGGGCTTCCGGGAAACTTCTGGAATACGGGCATCAGACCTCCAGTGCGCTAGGGCTTCCGTAGCCGGAGAACATGTTCATCACGTCGGTCAGCGCGGTTTGCTGATCGGTAGGCGACGCAGCCAGGTTGCGAGTCGCCTTGCTAGCCTGCTCGACCGCAGCCACTTGCTCCTTAGCCGCCATTGCCTGGTTGCGCGCATTGCGCACCATCGCCACTTCCTTGTCCGCAATGATGAGCGAAGGAT